ATTATCAACGAATTATTTAGCTAGTGGTATATTTAATGGAGCTTCCACAAATCTTCAAGTAAATGGATCAAACTTGGGCAATAAGAATGTTGGAACTGACGGACTGGATAAGGTTCACATCGGGTCGGCAAATGTGGGTGGCGGTGTTTATTTCCTAGATGGAAGGATTGCCGAAATCATCGTCTACCCCTCCGACCAGACAGACAACCGTACAGCCCTTGAGGCCAACATCGGTGAGACATACGGCATCGCTGGTATCCCTGCTTATGAGGATACCGTCAACGGCTTCGTAGAGACTTGGTATGACCAGTCAGGTAACGGCAATGATGCTACCCAGTTGACTGCTGGAAATCAGCCCAAGATTGTTGATTCTGGTGCTTTGGTTGCTGGTGGCTTGGACTTTGATGGGGTGGCTGATGTGTTAGAAACTAGCTTAGTTCCACCTAATGTAGCTACCTTAATCGGTGTTGCTAACTGGGACGTTATTAACGCAACAGGTATAATTATTGGTGCTAGAGATAGCGTAAACCAAAGGTCATACATTGCACAGGTAAGCTCTGGCAATACTGCACTTGGACTTGTTAGCAGCCCATTGTTTGGCCCTGACGTTGTGGCTGGGGATGATTATTTATTGTTTGGTACTTATTCTGGTTTGACTCGTCTTTTGTCTACCAATGGGAGTGTAGTTAGTGATAGCAATGGGTCTTCCCCTAACAACACAATACACGGTTACAGTATTGGTGCATTAAATACAGCAGGGACAAATGGTTCATTTATGACGGGAACAATAGGAGAAGTAATCGTCTACCCCTCCGACCAGTCAGCCAACCGTCCTGCCATCGAAGCAAACATTAACAATCAATACGACATCTACTAATGTATCTAATCTACGAAACTAAAGAGGCGGCCATTGACCGTGCTGACGAGGAGGGCAAGTACATTGGCTTTGACTACTGGATCGAGGACAACGGTCAAGGTACACGGTGGCTCACTTACCCAGATGAAACCATTGAATACAAGTGGGCATTGGACGTAACTGACTACGAGCTGGATTCCCAAGAGCAGGCGGATACCGTACCCTCCTACGTTCCTTTACCTACTCCACCTGAGGAAGCAATCTAATGCAGGACATTGTGTACAAATCAACAATCGGAACAGGGGGCTTTATCGCTACCATCGAACTCGGACATATTAACGAACTTCTAGGACTAGTCGTGGGTCTTGCTACTCTAGTCTATATGACTGCATCAGCAGTCAAAGTAATCAAGGAACTCCAGAACAAGGATTAGTATGACACCAGAACTAATAGCGATGCTAGGCGGGGGCGTAAGCGGATTCGTAATGAAGATGATCGCAGCGCAGTCCGAGAATCAGGCACGTCTCTTTGAGCGTATGATTCAGAAGCAGGTAGCAGCAGATGATTCAGCGGATCGTGCATCAGCCCGTGGCGGTGTGTATATGCGTCGTCTTATCACAGCGGCTGTTATCTTTGCTATTGTACTGGCTCCATTCGTCTTTGCATTCACTGACATAGGTGTTACCCTTCAGACTGAATCCAAAGGCTTTCTAGGGCTATTCAAGAGCCTTGAGTGGTCCACTGTACAGGGGTTTGTTATCCTACCAGAGATCCGCCAAACAGCTTTAGCCATTGTAGGTTTCTACTTTGGTTCTTCACAGGTTAAATAAGAAATAATATTATGTACGGACGTAAAACAAAAGATGCTGGTAAGGGTTCCTGCGGTGAAAGCAAGGGCTGCGGTTGTGGAAAGAAGGGCAAGTAGTGCCTGACAAATCCAAAATGAAGTGCAACGTACCCCGCCGTGAAGTACAAGGCGGGAAGAAGTTCGTCGTGAAAGCCTGCCAAGGTGGTAAGGAAAAGATCGTACGATTCGGGGATGCTAATATGAGCATCAAGAAGGACCAGCCCAAGCGTAAGAAAAGCTACTGCGCTCGCAGTGGTGGCATCAAGGGCAAATCAAACAAACTATCTGCTAACTACTGGAGCCGTAAGGCCTGGAACTGCTAACAACTAGAGGAACACCAATTGTCACGATACAGCACATACGGAAGTAAAGATGACCCCATCCAGGATGATATGGATGCAGGGTTCATTGGGTTCAATAACTACAGCCGACCCGATCAGCTTACCTCTGGTATTCTGGCATCTAGTCTAAACGGACGCATAGGGAAGAACGGCGAGTGGCAGGTCCGTAAGGGCGTTGACCTTGTGAAGGCTCCCTTTGCTTCTGGTGACGATGTACTGCGTCTCCCTACTAATGCAGAGACTCTAGTAAATCCTCCTGTGGTTGGCTTACTGCCTACTACGATTCGGTCAGCTAGCTTGGTTAGCAATGAAGTACTAATTGTAATTGATGACCCATCTGTAGAGCCAGGTCACGTGTTTGTTACGGGTGAAGAGATTTATGTAGAGGGACTAGTTAGCACTACAACTAACCCTAATGGCCTGCACACGATCACGGACGTAACGGACAATGGCACTACGATTACCATCAAGTACGCCTTGATTGGAGCCAATGAAACATACGGCACTGCCCTTACGCTACCGTTCAGCTTGAATGACGCAGGCGTACAGCCTGCACTGACAGTACTTACTGAGTCCCCCGTGATTGGCTTCAATATGGTCTTCGACCAAGGAAGTGTTACAGCCGTGTACTCAAGTGCAACCTTTAGTGATCCTAATCAGGACAACAATCAGTTCATCGTGCTGGCATCTAATATTAGTGCAGTAGCTACTGACTTGAATGATACTAGCGTATCGATTACAATGGGCTATCCGTTGAATGAAAACGTACCACCTGCAAGCAGTATGCTTCAGGCATTCAACAAACTCTTTATATTCCGTGACGGACAGACTGCACTAGAGAACGACAACTTCTTTAGTCCTATTGCCATTTCGTCAGCAAGTACTCCTGCTGCATCAAATGTAGTTACAGTAAGTAGTAACTTACCTCACGGCCTAGCTATAGGCGATGCCATTACGATTTCTGGACTTACTAACTTTGTTGCAGGCGAGGACCCCAATGGAACTTGGGTTGTTAATACAGTACCTAGTACTACTAGTTTTACGTATGACCTTCCAGCTGCTTTTCAAGCAGCAGCTACTTATACGGTCAGCGCACTTTCACTTATATCTCCAGGGTTCAAGCTAGTAGCTAGTGGAGCATATAGCCAGCCTACACAGCTATCACCTAGTAGGGTAGATATTGTTGATGGAAGAGCAACCGCTACCTTTTCATCAGCGGTGGATATGAATGGCACTAAAGTTGGAGATACAATTGAAATTGAGGCCGTTGGAAACTCTCCATTGATTGAGGGGGAGGACTACATTATTTCCGAAAGAACTGAGTCACCAGCTACCCTTTATTTTTATGTGCAGCACGAAGATGTTAGTAATGCTCAGGGTGTAATTTTCCAGCAGCACGTATCTCAGGGCCTTGGGTTTACTCATATGCCTGCACCAGAGTACGCAGCTTATCACCAGCGTAGGCTGGTAATGCCATTCAAGTACAGCGTAGACGATGCAGTTAATACCTTTACTTACCGCAAGATCCTAGACGAAGTAATTATTTCTGACATCTTGGACTCGGATACATACGATCAGATCTACGGACAGTACAGGTTTAATGCAGGTACAGCGGACTTTAACGTAGCCCTGCACTCCTTCTCGGATGACAAGCTACTGGTGTTTAACCGCAATAGTATTCACCTAGTGAGTGGTGCTGGACAGGGTGCATCAGTTCAATTAATCACCAATGAAGTAGGGTGCGTAGCAAGGCAGAGCATTGTGCAGATAGGTAACAACGTAATGTTCCTTTCGGACAACGGTGTATACGGTGCTAACTTCCAGGACCTTTACAATCTGCGTGGCAACGAAGTGCCACTAAGCTCAAGCATTAATCCAACTATAGATCGGATTAATAGAAGCGTGTGGGACAAGAGCGTAGCAGTATACTTTGACAATAGGTACTACATAGCGGTCCCTCTGGATGGCAGCCAAGTCAACAACGCTATCTTAATTTTCAACTTTCTTAACAAGCAGTGGGAGAGTATTGACACTACTGCTGCGGCTAACTGGAACATTGCCAACTTGATTGTTGCTGGTAAGAAGAATGCCCGTGCGGTTTATGCAGTAAATACACTCGGTGGTCTGCACAAGCTAGATGCCCGTGTAGATGCAGTGGACTTGCTTGCTACTGAAATCCCAGTAGAGGGTCAAGAGGTAGCCGTACAGCACGACATACCAGCCTCCGTTACCACGAGGCAGTTCACAATGGGAACTATGAATCGCAAGCGTTGGAACAGCTTTGAGCTGCACGTGCAGTCATCTGTGGATAATGAGTCCGACCTGAGCATTAGCGCAGAGCTAGAAAACATTGACGCAGTAGTAGAACTTGGTACACTGAATAAATTAAACTCAGGTACTAACCTAGCTATTGACGAGGATGTTTCCGTACGTGGTAGAATAGGTAACAATCGAGCATACGGAATGCAAGTCACCCTCAATAATACAGTTGGCCGCCCTAGGTTCAGAGCAATTAAAGTTAGTGCAGCTGAAGCATTTAGATCAACAAATAAAGCAATATAAGATATGGCTACAATTACAATTACCCCTGGGAACTCATTTACCGCTACTGAAACGGTAACCTCTACTAAGCTTAATGACCTTGGCTCGCCTACGGCGGCCTTGACTGCTGCCTCGATTGGTACAGCTGACATTGCTGATGATGCAATTACTCCTGCACTTATTGCGGATGATGCTGTGACTACACCTGCCATCCTGGATGCTAACGTAACCTTTGCCAAGCTGACCGATGTCATCGACGATGACACAATGGCTACAGCTACCGATACTACCTTGGCTACTTCGGAGAGCATCAAGGCTTATGTGGATGCATCGGGTATAGTGCAACGAGCCAGAGTGTCCAGCACGACTCAGCACGTTACAACAGCAACAATGACCTTCGACAATACCATTCCGCTGGTAACGGAGGGCTTAGAAATTTTAACCACTAGCTATACGCCTGCATCATCTAGCAATAAAATATCCGTTAGTTTTAACGGTCAATTGTCAAATGGAAATTCTTCGACTTACATAATGGTTGCCTTATTTGAGGACACGGTTTGCGTGGGTGCTTGTTATTTCCAGATGTCCTCGAATGGAATAGGTAGAACCAGTGCTGAGTTTGAATTTACTCCAGCAGGAGCTAGCGCAGCAACTTATAGCATCCGAGTTGGCAGCTCCTCTGGAACTATGTACGTTAATAGAATATTGTCATCTACGGCTACTCTCGGTGGGCTGGTTGAAACCAGTATGAAAATTGAGGAGTATGCGTCATAAATAAACCCCTGTCTTCAATCAGCTTAACAATTTAAATTATGCCCATTATAAACAAAGGAACAGCGTTCTCCAACGGAGAACAACTTACGGCTGACAAGATCAACAACCTGTTGGACCTAGCTACGTTTAACCAGTCAGCTACTGACAGTGCCTCGACTACAGTTAATTCTGCTAGTCAGATTGTAGTGGCGGACAGTGGTATTACTCCAACTAAGTTGAGTACTGGTGCTCCGAGTTGGGACGCAAGCGGTCACCTAATACTAACTGGCAATGTCACAAATAATAACGACTCAGGCAATACAGTTATCTATGGTGGGACAAACGGCAACGGAGCACACATTGAATTGTACAGTGGTGGTCACGCTACAGCCGCTAATAAAGCGTACTATGATGCAACTGAGCATAATTTTAGGCAGAGAAGTGGCACTCAGCTAATGCAGCTTGAGGGCAGCAGTGGGATACTTATGGTTGGCACTACAACTTCCCCTACTTCGATTGACTATTCCATTTTTTGCACTGGCCGTATAGGATCCTTGGATACCTACAATCAAACCTCAGCTTCTTCTGCCAATCTGATTATTACTAGCACTGGTTTATTTCAAAGGTCAACCTCTTCGGTTCGATACAAAGAAAACGTGCAAGATTACGAGAAGGGCATTGATGTGGTTAAGTCTCTACGTCCAGTAACTTATGAGTCAATAAACGAAGATGACAACAGTACCTATGCTGGTTTTATTGCTGAAGAAGTACACGAAGCGGGTCTTCCTGAATTTGTAGATTACAATGCAGAGGGACAGCCTGATGCTTTGCACTATGCAAATATGACTGCACTATTAACCAAGGCCCTTCAGGAAGCAATCGCACGCATTGAAGTACTAGAAGCCAAATGAACCCCCTCCTTCAATCAGTACAACTAGCGTTGCAAAACGCTACGCAAAAGGAAGCCCTTAAAGCTTAATGAAAGGAAACCCCTTACTCCTATCAGTACAAGTTACCCTCGAAAAAGGTGGGCAAGAGGAAGCCATTGACTTCATTGACAAGGTTCACGAGTTTATCTCAAGCGGTAAGTACGGGGAAGTATTGGACGACTGGGACCCTGAGCACGTCCGAATCTTAATTGGTTATCATATGGCAAAGGGAACCTTCATCTGCGAACAGGATGAAGATGGGGAAATCGAAGGTGTACTGATGTGGTATAATTGCGACAATGATGATACTTGGGATATGCTTCGATGCTGGCAGATGGACAAGCCCAACGGGGACTCCGTCTTTATGGCATTTCTATATGCCAAGAATAACGCAGCATTTAAGAAGGTCACACTGGGCATCATAGCGAAGGAACCAAACGTCCTATGGAAGAAGCTTATTGGACTACGAATGAAGAGCGGAGTGCCAACTAAAATGAATTACACAACTAAACTATTTTCAAAGATATTAAGCGCAAAAGATTAGGAGTATATTATGGGTAAAAAAGGAGGAACTAAAATTTCAGCACCACCACCAATTGACTATGCTAAAGCTCAGGGTGAGTATATGTTTGGCAAGGGATTTGGAAACTATCAGGGAATTACTGACCCACGTCTACAGCAAAGACTGCTAGAGGCCGAGTCTCGTTATCGCCCTCAGTATTCTGCGCTTGAGCTTGCTGACATTAACACAATGTGGGAAGGCTTTGAGGATGTTACTACTAGCCCACAGTACCAGAGTCTACAGGCTGAACTAGCTGGTCTAGAGGCTGGAGCATCGGTAAGTAATTTAACGACCGAAGATCGACGGGCTGCTCTTGGTGAGCAGTATGATGCGCTTAGACCCAGCGTAGAAGGCAAAAGCTTCGGCGGCAAGAAGAGTCGTGGTGGTCGTGGTGGTCGTGGCTTCGGTGAAAGCAGTACTATTGGTAAAGTATTTGGCGGCACAAAAGGCAAGGACGGAAAAAAGACAGGAGGCGAAGATCCCAGAGAAGCATACATTAGAGCTGGTATGGTGGGAACCCAAGACCGAGAAGCTCGTATTGCTCAAATTAAAACCCGTATGGGTGAAATGGAGAAGTCGGAAGGTATCAAGGGCTACAAGGGCTTACTGGCTGATGCCTCAAGGCAATCAGGTATGCTTGAGCGTGAGATGCTTGCACTCCAACGTAAAGACGATGTAGCTGCACTAGAGGAGTTCGCACCACAAGTAGTAGAAGCGTACCGAGCTGCTGATCCTTACAGCACTGGACTTGCAGAGCAGCAGACTGCTATGGCTGAGGATCTTTATCAGCGTTCTCAGGGTCTTAACCCAGAGCAACAACGTCTAGTAGATCAGCAGGCACTAGGAATGGCACAACGTCAGGGCCGTGTAACGGACCAGAGTGCAGTTGCTGGGCAACTACTTGGACGTGAGCAGTACCTATCTGGCCTTCGTGGTCAAGCAGCAGGTATGGGGCAACAAGCTTTTGGTATGAACCGTCAACTTGCAGGTGACGTAGGTATGACTATCTTAGGTCGTCCTTCTTCTGCTATTGGACTTGGTCAATCGGGAATTGGGGCAGCTACTAACTTAGCAGCTCAACCAGTAGGGCCTCAGTTATTTGATCCAAACGTTGGTATTAATTTAGCAATGCAGCAACGTAGTCAGGACATATCACTTATGGGTGCGCAAGCTCAGGCCAATGCATCAAGTGGTGGTGGTATAATGGGCGCATTCGGTCAAGCGGCGGGGTCAGCGGCAGGAACTGCGGCTATTGGAGCCATCTAATTATTGACTAATAGATGTTCACATTTAACATCTTGGGATGGAAAATAAAATACAAAGTGCTATTAAAAATATTGAACTGGGTCTTGCTAACGCAGGAAACCCTGTGATTGCGTGGAGCGGAGGCAAGGATAGTATGGCCCTGCTCGACCTAGTGTACAATAAATGCAAAGCCAAAATACCTGTAGTTTTCTTCAGGGAGCAATGGCAGCCGCACAAGTATGCATTTCAGAATCGAATCATTGAAGAATGGGGACTAGAGGTCTACACTTGGCATCCTGCAATTAGTGACTTTCAACAAACGGACGATGAGTTTGAAGTGCAGAATAGATACTACTTTGATAATACTGATATGACCTGCCCTACGGGCATTACTCCAATGGAGGATGGTCAGCCCTGGGCTTGCGCCCTAGACATATACAACCGACCAAAGAATGCAGGCATCATAGCTAATTGGGATGTAATGTTCGTAGGCCATAAGCACTGCGATAGTGACCCAATATATGGAGGTGACGCTGGAGTACGTGTGGACGTACGTATAAATCCAGGTCAGTGCAACGCTTACTACCCTATGAAGGACTGGACACACGATGATGTGTTCCAGTACTGCGAAGAAAACAACGTACCCATTCAACTTGACCGCTATGAGAAAGTAGATGCCAAGTGGGGGGAAAAGAAAGATCGCTCACAGAACTGCGACTACGTTCACGCTTGCACTGCCTGCATTGACCGCAGGGAAAGCGCACCAAACTTTGTTCATTGCCCGAAACTTAACTGTACTATAGAGAACGTATCTAGTCGTGTACAATGGGCTGACCAATCAATACCAACCTATATGAAGGATTAATTATGGCATTTCAAACAGGAACAAAAGTAGATCCCCGTCTAATGCAGGCGGATTACAGCGGCTTTACAAACGCCGCTAGCATACGAGCGAACGCACTAGCTAACCTTGGTCAGCAGATCGGTGAAGGCATTGAGAAGTATCAGAAGAACAAGGAGATAACTGCTACTACTCTTGCTTCGGTCGAGGGTTCCGTAGCGGCTAATCCTCAATACTTGGAGACGGCACTAGCGCAAGGCGGAAAGATCGCCAAGGCAGCTCAAAAGCTTCAGGACGGAGACGTAAACCGAATGGACTTATTGACCCTAGAGGGTTACTTTAGTACGCTGACCAAGGTTTCTCAAGCTAAAGCAGAAGCAGAAGACGCACGACTGCAACGTGAAAACCTCATTGCACGTACTGGAGCTTCTGAAAGATCAAATCGTCCAACGGATAAGCCAGTAACTTATTCTCAAATAAAGGGTTTAACTCAATTAATGGAGGAACAATTTAGTGATGTTAAAGTTGATGAGTCAACAGGAGAGACTTACATGGAAGTTCCAAAGACTGGTGATTATATTCCATTTAATACAGAGCGTGTACCAGCAAACATTCCTGAATCACTGAAGGCAATGCCTGGATTTGACGAATGGAAAAAATCTAAAATGTCACCGTCTTCTTCACGGGATTATGGTTCGATGGGAATGAGTATAGTAAAGTAGTAAACCAGTAAAGTGGTACAATAGTAATATGGCTGAATCAAAAGTTCGTTTACCCTCTGGCATAGAAGTAGTTATTAAGCACAAAGATGAAGCGTCCGAGGAGGACGTTCTTAAATTTGCATTTAATGAATACGTAACTAATCAGGACCCTGGTACCAAGATAGGCAGTTCTATTGCTCAGGGGATTGATACCTTGCAGCAGGCGTATGGTTCCTCCTTGGAGGGGTTAGGTGAAATTTTAGATGCTGAGTCATTGCAACAACTTGGTGGAGATATTGTACTTAAGAATCAAGCCGAGATAGATGCTCGATTATTTAGGGAGTCTCAAGCACCTACTGATAAGTCTCAAGTTGCTAAGGCTTTGGATTATGTTTCTGAATTAGCGGGTCAATCGGCTCCGCAGATGGCTACTTCTATGGGTGGTGCTGCAATTGGTGGAGCTATAGGTACACTTGGTGGTCCATTAGCTCCGTTGACTATTCCTGCGGGAGCATTCCTGGGTGGCTTCATCAGCAATATTCCTTACTTCTATGGCTCAAATCGTGAGCGTCAAAAGGAAGCAATCGAAAAGGGTTACAAAACTGAGGTTGACGAAGGTGCAGCAATGCTTGCCGCTATTCCTCAATCATCTCTTGATGCTATTGTATCAGCAGTTGGAGCAAAGTTTATAGCTACTCCTGCTATGAAAATGAGCGGAGGTTTCTTTACTAAAGTAGCAAAGGGATCGGCGGCGGGTAGCCTCATTGAGGTACCAACTGAGATAGGGCAAACAGTTCTTGAGCGAGCGCAAGCGGGGCTTCCACTTACTGGTGATGAAGCATTTAGTGAATACATAGATGCTGGAGTTGGTGGAGCTGTCCTTGGTGGACTGTTCGGTGGAGCTGGTGGTGCAGCTACTTCTGTACGTGCAGACTTCGGAAAAGATTCTGCTGTTGGTACAGGCAAAACAAAAAAGTCAGACCTAAAGAAACCAGTTGAAGAAAGATCAGAGCTTACTATTCCCGATTCGGTTACAGTAACCTACAAGCCAACTGATGGTCCTGTAAG